TGCGCGTCGCCGGAGACCCACGCGTTGCCGTCGTGGGAAAGATTATCTTCCTTCTCAATAAATCCGCCGAGTTCTCCCTTCTCGACGTTGCCAAAAGCGACGAGAGCCTTAATGCGGAACAGCTTCTTCCCGAAAACGTTCGTTACAAATTCGGCGGTCAGTTCAAATTTTTTCATGGTTGGATTCCTCCTTAAAATACAGCCCGCACAGCAGATTCAGCGCCAACAGGGCGGAGAGAGCGGCGGGGGTGTTTTGCTGTCCTGCATCAAGGTTCCACCTCCTTCTTTTCGCAAATCAGCTCGTTTACGGCTGTTTCCATCTTTCTAGTTATCGGCTAGCAAATAATCAACAGGCACGCCGAAATAGTCAGCCACTTTCTTTAGCGTTGTGATGCTTGGGCCGTAAGGAGATTTTTCCCACTTGCCAAGTGCGCCGTTTGAGATTCCGGCGCGTTCCTCAAGGATTGTGCGAGAAATATTGTTTTTTCGGCACAGCGCATCAATTTTTGAAATATTCACCTAGCAAAAGCTCCTTTCTAGTTGACTATTGCTAGAAAATATGCTACTATGAACTTGCGAGATATAACAGCATATTTTTAGCTAGTCCGCTGAATTTTAGGGGGCTTGGTTTTTTGTCGCCCTCTATGCTATCTATTATACTAGCATTTATACTAGATGTAAATAGTTTTCTAGCATTTTCTAGCGAATTAGCAATATGTACAAAGAAATGGTGTGATTTGTGTGCGATACGTGGAAAAAGCTAAGAAAATAGCAAAGAAAAAAGGAATTGCCTTCACGCATATTAGTACAGAGCTTGGGAAAAGTCGTGGCTATTTGTCTGAAATGCTAGCAAACGGGCGCGATTTGCCAGATCATATGCTAGCCGATGTTGCCAGTTTGCTAGGAGTCACCGTTGACGACTTGCGCGGGGATACCGAAAACGAAAAAAAGCCCACCGCACAAAGCGATGGGCTAATATCGAGTTTGCCGCAAGATGTACAAGAAATTATTTCTCTTTGCCAAAAGAATCCTCGGCTTGCAAGCGCTCTATTAAATCTTGCGCACCAGTTACAAAATCGGTCATCTGATCCGGCGTAAAGGTATGCAGGATTGCAATTAGCTTGCTGATGTTTTCCGCCTGTTCTGCCGCAGTATATTTCTTTGTTTGCATATGTTCCTCCTATCACTGTCACTCAGGCCAAAATCATCTTGATGATCATCAGCTGCATTACAATACTCAGCCCGATGGGCAGAAGTACCAACAACAACATGCCAATGGTGTATCCGTTGGATGCTTTGATATCGTTCATCTCGCGGCGCAGAAAATCTTCGTTAATCATGTTCTTCATCCTTTCAAAGTAGCGGCAATGATAAAAAGTAGCATTGTAAGCCCAAACCATACCCATGCGGCAATGTAAAGGTAATCCGCAATGGTGAAAATGGTGCTCTGGATATTGCCCAAGCGCCGAATCTTCTCGTATGCGGCCAGAATGTTTTCATCCGGCTGGTTCTGATTTTTTTCGTCTGACATGTTTTTTCTCCTTGTGGGGTGTATAATGAATTTAGATATTGAGGTTTTTGACAGTTTTATTGATAACAAAACCTACAGAAAGTTAAAGTGGATGTGCAAAAAGCAGGACTTTTACATATCCGATTATTTCAAAAGATACGGTTCAAATTCAGAGGAACAATACTTTTTGAAGTTCCTCGCAAAGCAGAATTACGCTAATATCTGTACGAAAGATAAAAAATATGCTACTGACAAAGATCTTGCCCAGTTTACAAAAGCGGATTTGGAGCAGCGTATTCTTCACGTGACAGGTTCGTTAAGGCGATACGTTGAAAAGCGAAAATATAACAAAAGAATTGATGTTATCCCTATTATTATTTCGCTGTTTTCTTTGGCAATAAGTGTTTATTCTTTGCATGTAAGTCTCGATAAAGGCCCAAAGAACGTTAGCATTGTTTCATGGCCCGCTACAGCGGAAACCGCACAGCAGGTTGAAGAAACGGATTATATACGGTAAGGGATATCCGGATCTTTCCCAATCTCTTTGCAGAACGCAATGTAATTATCAACGCAGTCAATGATCGCTTGCCCGATGCCGTCAACGGTTTCTGCGTGATAGTCAACCAAATCTTTGATACCATCAATCTTGCCGTAATAGATTTTATCGTATGGGTCGTATTCCGGCGTTGTAGTATAGCCTTTATAAAAGATTTTTACGGGGAATAACAATCCGGCATCGGGAACAGGTTCTCCATTTAATGTACATCCCCTATCGCCATATGTATAATCAATCCCCAGCTTGTCACAGAGTTGTATTGCCAGTTTGGTTGCTGATATTTGCTTTTCTATGTCAGTCATTGTTCTTCCCCACATCAGTTGTAAGTTGTCATTTTGACAACTTTGTGTTGTACTTACATCTTATTATAGATTGCCGTAACGGTCAATTAGCAAAACGCACAAATTTCAGGTTTTGCGCTTTACTGTCCGTTTTTTCGGCCTTTTGCGTCCGTGCTTTGGTGGGGTGGTTAAATCAGGCAGTTTCATGGCTGTTTTCCCTCCGTGCTCGGTCTTGCAGCACAGCGCGATACAAGGCTTCAATGGTTGCCGCATTACGGTTTTGGTAATTCTTTAGACGTTCCACGTTATTCATTGTTGATTCCTCCTGTGTTTTTTGACTACAGTAAGAATCTTAACATGTTTTTTATGCCATGGCTTCCATTTATTTCCATGGCATTTTTTGAATATTTTTTTCTTTATATTTCCTTAACTGTTGTTGTATAAAAATCTTACCGCATTTAGAGCGCAAAACATGTAAAAAATTGAGGGTGATGAAATGGAAAGTAGAGCTGATTTCAGAGAACGTGAAGGACTTATTCTTTCGCAGTGCCGGTTGGAATCCGGGCTTTCGCAAGAATATGTAGCCCGGCAGATGGATGTGAACATCCGCACGGTGCGCAACTGGGAAGAAGGGCTTTCCCCTATCCGAAACGATGATCTGTTGATGTGGTTCGCCGTCTGCAAACAATCCCCCTGGCGCTGGCTGCAGCGCATCTGGATGCCGTCTGCATTCAGCGATACCGATACTCCAAACTGGACGGACGAGCAGGTAGACAAGGCACTTTCTGATTATATTGCCCAGATGCCGGGCCTGTACAAGCGCCGCCTGCTATATATCCTTTGTGGGGCGCATGGGAGCGATTGGGCGGGCCAGATAGACTTGTTATGCGCTAACGCTCATACGTCCATGCAAAGCCGTGTACGCGTCTGTCAGGCCGTGATACAGAACTACCGGATAGATACCGCAACTGGGAATGACCCCTGCCCAAAAAGCACCAAGCCGGACTTTGACCGCCTGCAAATATGCCTGCAAGCCGGAGAAGCTGCCGTTCTGGCAGGCAACGGCGAATATAACGCAAGGGAAAAATAAAAAAGGCAAGTTTTTTGCCGAATTTTGTCTAACCCATTGCAAATATAAAATAGAATTATTATAATGAGGGTGCAAGGAAACTTGCGAAGATACAGCCGTAGAGCGCGGCTGTCGCGGGAAAAAGAAAGCTCAAGTGTTGACTTCGTGGTAGAGCGCCACGAACGGAAAATAAAGAAAGCTCGATTGAAGAGCCGCCCCCTCATTGATTTGAGGGGGCATTCTTTTTTGGATTACATTTATTTGTCCGAATCATTTTATCAGGATTATATTGGCTGCGCCGAAATAGAGCAAAAGCCAACACGTCCATACATAAGGATATGCGTAAAAATAAACGGGGTTTTGTTTGCTGTGCCCATGCGGTCACACATAAAGCACAAGCATGTGCTTTGGACAAACGAAGCAGCAGGCTGTGGTCTGGATTTTTCAAAAGCCGTTGTTATAACTAAATCTGAATATATAAATCGTTCCCAAAGGCCGCACATCCGGCAAGATGAATTTAATTCTCTAAAAGGAAAAGAGTTTATTGTACGGCAAAAAATGGAACAGTATATAAGAGATTATAAAAAGGCTGCAGCACGGCTAGATGTGCCAAGAAATAAGGAATTGTGCCGATATAGCACACTACAGTATTTTGAGAGGTACATATAAAGCAAAAATCCCCTGCCGGTGGTGACGCACCAGCAAGGGATAAAGGGCCGTCAACATGAAAAGTTGACGGTTTCATTATAAAACATTTTTTGGAGGGCTGCAAGATGAAAAAGGATTTGACAGTTGGGCTCTTTCACCGAAAAGACGGAAGATACCAGCGCAAAGAGATGATAGGTGGCGTTTGGAAAACATTTTCAGCTAAGACGCCCGCAGAGGTTTGGCAAAAGGTTGAGGATGCCAAAGAAGAGCAGGAAGAAAAGGAACGAATTGAAGAAGAGCGTTCAAATGCTGGGCCGCTGTTCAGCGAAATTGCAAAAGAATATATCCGCGTTGTGCAGGGCATGAAAAGCGGAACGCAAAAAAGCTACCTGCCTGCCGTTAAGCGGGCTACTGACGAGTTTGGCGAATACCACATGCGGGAAATTGAGCCTTACATGATCGCGGAATTTCTGCGCGGGCCTGAAATGGCAGGGCGGGCTGCCACAACGGTATCAAACCAAAAGACTGTGATAAACAACATCTTTCAGTATTGGATTGACAGTCCAAAGTGGCGCGGAGATATAAACCCGGCAACGCAAACTAAAATGCCGCGCGGCCTGCATAAGGGCAAACGACAGCCCCCTACAAACGAGCAAGTGGCAGTGGTAAAGGAACATTACCTTGACCCCGATGCGCTCCCTGCGGTGGCTTATCTTTGCACTGGCGAGCGCAAGGGCGAAATGTGCGCCATACAGCTGCGTGATATTGACTTTGATAAAAACATCATCCACATCACAAAAACGATAGAGCACAAGGGCAATGCCGCTGTGATAAGGGATTATGGCAAAACCCCGGCAGCAATCCGGCAAGTGCCGCTGCTTTCCATGCTAAAAGAAGCCCTACAGCCCATCCGAAAAATGCCAAAAGACACATACATTATTGGCCTTGATACAAAGCCTGTAAGCAAAAGCCGCTATGATCGTATGTGGCAAAAGTTCTGGCGAAAATACGGCGTGGCAAAGCCGGTGCCCAGAACCAAAAGCGTTGTAAAGCACGGCAAGAATGTAACCGTTGCATATACTGATTGGAAAGTTCCTGTGTGTGGGCACCAATTCCGGCACGAATATGTCTGCATGCTTGCAATGGCCGGTGTGCCGGAAGAGATTGCAATTCAGCTTGTGGGCCATGCAAACGCCAAAATGATTCATGAAGTTTATTTAGCCCTTAAGCCCCAAATGATTGAGGAAGCACGGAAAAAGCTTGAAGCTGTTTTGTCAAATGTTAATTAAGGGATGCCCCTACTTAATGTTGCAAAAAAAAATTTATGCGCTGCGGTGGTTCAACCACTTCGGCGCATTTTTTTGCACCAAATCCGCACCAAAATCCCGATAACCCGGATTGCAAAACAATGTATAAAATTTTTGCACCATGAATGCACCATGAATAATATACATTTTTGAACGTTTTTGAACAGATTTGAACAAAGAAAAAACCGCTAAGCATCGTCACTTAGCGGTTTTTTGTCGGTGCAACAGCCGTATTCATTTTGGTCCGAGTGGCGAGAGTCGAACTCTATTACATTAACGTATTATCGTATAAATACTGCATGTGCACCAAAATTGCACCTGTGCAATTTGACGGAAAACTTTGCAGCCCTATATTTGGTATTGCAAATCTCACCCTATAATAATGGACAAAACTTTTATTTAGTTCTTTTCAAATCGTGCATCAATCCTGCATACGTTTCCGGTTTTGCTTCCTTTAGTGCGTCCATGAATTCATCCAGCACACGCCAAGCATGGCCGGAGTCTGCGCTTTTCATAGTTTCCAAAAATTCACTCATTCCACAACACACTCGTAATATTTTTCCACTTTGTTTTTGGAAGCATCTTTGTCATTGATGAATGCCGCCGCCAAGTCTGCATAGAATTCAGCCATGTTCACGTTGTGCTTTTTAGCTGCCGGATAGTAGTCACTGAACATCATGTTCATGGCCGCATAGAATTCTTCTTTTGTGCAATCCATCCCACGCGGGGCCATGTAAGTAGAGGTCTGTTCTATCGTCCAGTGTTCGCCGGTGGAGCCGTCGGCGTTTTCCATGTTATGCACCCATTGTTTCAAGTCGCCGGAATCTTTTGCGATGCGAAGCATTCTTGCAAAGTCATTCATGGCAACGTAACAGCGCACAATGCTTTCAAACTCTGTCAGGCTTTTGGAGGATATTGCATCACCCATGCAATAATAGGCTTCTTCCATCAAGCGCTGTTCATAGTCCTCAAAGTCCTTGTATGTAAGCTCTTTCAAGCCTTACACCCCCTGTTCAGCGCATATCCTCCGCATAGCGGCGTTTATATTCGCGGTCATCCTGGTCTGTGTCCATCCGGCGGCGCATGTCATCCGCATAACGGCGGTCACGGCGCATATCGTTGCCATAACTCCCGCGCATTTTTGCTTCCCAACCGCCATCATGGCTGTAACCCTCTTCTTCCATGATGTCATCAAGGTTGGCAATGCTCTGTGTGACCTTGTAAACCACGTCAAGATCACGAACATTCAAAGTGCCGTGACGGGAAACTTCATCCAGTTCATCACAAAGCATTTCCCGGATGTCATTCATTGCTTTCATGCTCATTGTTATTTTCCCCTTTCTTAACTTTCGCGTTCAACAATCAGATTGCTGTTGGATACGGAAATTGCCTGCGTGCTGCTATTTTCCACCGCTATTGTTACGCAGCATCCACGAGGAACCTCTACAAATGCAGCAATGTAAATATTGAAGAAATTTTCAACTGCCGCAGGTGTCACGGTTGCTGTGGCGCTATTCAGCGGCTCACCATTGATTGCAAGAGAAGCTGAAATCGCTTCAACTGTTCCTCCAGTTGGAATTGCAATATTCGCCCCAAACGAAATTTTGAATCGTGCCTTGCACTGATTTGTCAAACCGCGCAGCGTTACAATGCCAGACCCGGCACGGTGAACAATGCAGCTTTTTCCGCAAACTGCCGTTTCGGTAAGCGGCACATTCTGCCCTGCGGCAATGTTCACGATACTGGAATTCGTAAATTCAGCCATAAAATCGATCCTTTCATATAAGTATAGCGGCGGGACTGTTGCCCCGCCGCTTTTTTGCAAAATCAGCACGGAGCTGAACAGTTTCCAATTTGGAAACAGTTGCTATTGCTATTCGGTTTTAGCAGTTGCAGGTGCCGCAATTCCCATACTGATACGGTGCGGGAACGGGGAAAGCCGGAACAGGGCGGGGGTTGTAATAGGCAAGCTGCCCGCTCATATAGGCTTTCAGCGTTTCATTCTGCGCAGCCTGACTTGCGGAAAGCTGTGCAGCAAAAAGCTGCTGGCTCTGCTCTGCAATCTTGGCATCCTTAGCTTCAATGCGCTGCGCCGTCAGCGCGTCAAGCACCGCGCGGGCGTTGGCGTTCTGATTCTCGATGATGTCCCGCGTGCCGTTCTGGATAGTCTGGCGCGTGTCGCAGGCCTGCGTAGCAAGGTTGTAATTTACGCCCTGAATCGCTTCGCGGGTTTCGCAGCAGCAATTGGCCTGCTGCATCTGCATTGCATTCAGCTGCTGCATAAATGCCGCCTGCTGGTTTGCGCGGCTGATTTCCGCCGACATAAAGCCCTGCTGCATAGCGTTCTGCACGCCGTTGACAAGCTGTGCCTGTGCATAGAAACCATCGCACAGGCCGTTGTTTACGTTGTCAATCTTGCGTTCGATGTTGGCAAAATCACTGGTGAGAATGTAGCCGTCAACTGCGCCTGTGCTGCCGTTGCCGCCAAAACCGTTGTTGCCCCAGTTGCCGCCCCAGCCGCAGAAAACGAACAGGAACAGGATAATAATCCACCAAGCACCGTCACCGCCGAAGCCCCAGCCATTGCCGCTACCGCTATTCGCGGGCTGAACAGGCATCGTCATCACAGTGCCATCCGAAGACAAACTCATAATTGTACTCCCTTCAAATAAATTTTATTGTCTAACCGTGCGCACGGATTAAACCTGTCACATAAACGACCTAAACTGCTGCGCCATCGCTTGCAGCTGGTTCAGCTGCGCTTGGCTCATCTGCCCTGATTGCAACAGCTTTTCTACTTCTTTCTTGGGGTCTCCCTGAAAATTCGCCCGGAACTGCTGAAACTGCTGCATCATCTGCTGAAATTGTCCCATCGCGCCCGGCATTTTGCCGCCACCTAAAACGTTAAACAGAGGGTTGCTCATTGTCTGCCTCCTTTTTCTTGCGCGTCAAAGGCTTGTCTGCCGTCAGAGCGTCAAAGCGGGCTGTCAGAGCGTTAAACTCCTGCCGTGTGACATATTCTTCTTTTGGCTTTTGCGCGGTATGTGTGGGCTGTTTCTGGCTTGCCGTGCGTTCCGAGTAGTCAAAAACGCGCAAAGGCTGCGGCATACCGCTGGCATCGGTGGATTTGATATAAAATGTGCTGTTTTCGCTGTCCATCAGCAGCACGCTGTTTCCTGCCGCGACCATATACGCTTTGGCTCCTTCTTCGCCCTGCACCCATATAATAGGCGCGGTCTGCTGCGCTGTTGGCTGCTGCTGCGGATACGCCGCCTGCCGGAGCTGTGCAAGCTGATCTGGCATAGCCGACGGCATCTGCTGCCCCATCGGATAATAGTTCGGCATATAGCCGGGCTGATACGGTACGCCAAACGCCATAGTCAATCATCCTTTCTGCCAATAATACAGTGGCGTTTCTTCGCCGCTGTCCCAAGTATCAAGCCAATCGCCGTCAACGACCGCGACAACGTGCGTTGCCATAGCCAGAATATATACGCCAGTCGGATTGTCGGCGGCGAAATCCGCAACGGTGTAACAGTCCGGGCAGGTGTTTGGCAGTGTGTGCCGCTGCCAGCCTTTCCGCCGCAGATAACTGCCCCAAACATAATTTGCCGTTGGCATATCATGCAGCAAATAGCCCTCAAGTGCTAATGCTGCGTATATATCTTCCCAGCTTTTCCCTGTTCCCGTCGCAATGGCCCGAACGGTGCAATCTCCAACACGCTTGTGTTCTGGATTTAGATTGATTTGTGTGTAAGCCATTTTTGTTTCCTCTAGCTTAATTATAAAAAAATAGACGTAAAAACGTGCGACACGAACGCGACAGTTTTACGCCAAGTTTATACAAAATATTTTACAAAAGTCTATTTACAATGCTACTTTAGAGTAGTATAATATAAGCAAAATAAGGAATAAACACACAATTATAACAGGAGGAAAACAAAATGACTAACACCATTATTAACAACATCAACGCAGATATCATCAGCAAGGCAAACGAAGCGAACAAGGCCGAAACCGAGCGCATCGTTAATACCTATCAGCAAATGTGGGGTAACGGAGATAGCTTTATAGCGAATGACATGGCTTTTCTTTTTGGCGGTGCACAGCGCAGCGGATTGAATGATGACGAAGAGATGGCAGCAGCTGTCAAGGCCGCAGAAACCGACCTGATTTATAAAGTTATCATCAAGACTTGGTTCAAGGATATGAGCCGCGCAGATGCTGTTGCTATCTGCAACAAGCTTTTTGGTAGCAGAGACAGCATTCAGATTTTTTCTGCAACACTAACCGCAAACGATGTTGCACGGAATTGGAATGCAGAGCACAGCAACGAGAAGCCCATTTACATGACCACCCGCGCTATTGAGGAGACTTTTGGAAGCATCTAAGGATGCAGGAGGCATCAAGATGGACATTACTCTCAAGGAATACGCTTTTAGACACGGCAGAACTCCCGCAACCGTGCGGCAGAAAGTTTTGCGCGGAGGATTTAAGACCGCGCACAAAATGGGCCGTGACTGGCTCATAGACGAAAATGAGCCTTATATCAAGCGCCCGACAAGGAATTCGAGGCAAAATCAAAAGGCAAAAGACGAGGAGGGGCAATGAAATGAAATCGTTGCCCCCGTTACCATCAAAAATTGTTACTGCATACCTTCTTCCGAACGAGTTATCCGCACTTTCAAACTTGCAAAAAAGGATGAAACTTGAAAGTCTTTCGGATGCGGCAAGGTATTGTATCTTAAAATGTAAATTGCCAGTGTATCCACTTCCACAACGTTCTGATATCGCATTTTACTATAGGAAAAGAATGGACATAGCCTTACACTTTGACGAATATGATGTATTACAAAACATTGTCAGCACAATGTCAAAGCAGTCCGGAAAAAACATTTCGATATCAACTGCAATTCGTAGCGCGATTGTATATGTATCGAAGCAATAAAAACAAGAAAGCCCCCGTTTGTGATTGAATGTATCACAAACGGGGGCTTTTCTTACCTTATTTTATTTTTTATCGCTTTAACTCTCCGATTAACCGTCCTTTCACTGCAATACAATTCCGCCGCAATATCGGCGTTGTGCAGCCCACGCCGCCGCAAGTCTAGTACGGCGTGTTCGTCATCGGTCAGGTCAAAACAGAGGTCATCATAGTCGCTGCGGCTCATTCGGAAATCAAACTTACTTCCCATTGCCAAAGCCCTCAAGAATCTGCTTGAAAGCCTGATGTAGACCGGTGGATGCCAGCCCGCTTGCAAGGCCGGACAAAATCACAGTAGCGGTAATTTCAGGCCAATTCATCCAGCAGGCCAGCGCAACACCAAGCGCCGCGCAAATCGTGGGAATATACCGGTTGTCAACATCCTTAATCCACTGCTTGACAATCCAGCCCACGCACAGGCAGATGCCAACAATCACGGGAATCATGTATTCGGACAGAAAAGAAATATCCATTTTGCTTTCTCCTTTTTTTAGCCGATCAGATGCTTCTGCAAAGCTTCCTTGGCTTTCTGCATCTGGTCAATGTTGTTTCCATCAAGGTTGTGGTCAAGCAGGGCAAGCAGTGCCTGCATGGTCACGTGCTGCCCTTCATCCATGCGGTCAAGCCGCTGTTTGTCGTTTCTCAAAAAGCCCTCCATAGCGTTCACCCGCGCTTCTAACTTGGTAATACGGTTGTCCTGGTCGGTCTTCGGCTTTTTCACTGCGGTGATGACTTTGCTGATGGCAACGCCCCCGGCATACAGTCCGGCAGCAGCGCCCGCCGCGTAAATCAAAAACGCCCAGGCCTCCGCAAGCGTAAACGAGAATACATGCTGCATCGGCATCACACCTCCACAAATTTAGCGTGATACGCCTTATCATTGTCCAGCCCGTACTTCTTGGCGATGAGGTAGAACTCCATCGCCGCAGCGTTCGGCAGCACAACGTGGTCAAGCCAGACCTCCTGATGCGTCGGCGCGGCGGGCTTGTCCTCTTTGATGGCGGCATCGTACCGTGTCAGGTTGAACTGCTTCACGACCGCCAGCAGACTGGACGTGTAGGTCGGGCTGGTCGCCCAGCCATCGGCGCGGATGTACTCGCACGCCTTGTTGATGTCGGTACAGCCGACAAGGTTCGAGTAGCGCGGCATGGTCGTCAG